GTAATTTTAATAAAATTGTATTTACATCTCAGATCAAATATGATAAATCTAAGTATGAAATTATTTATTACATATACCTTTAAAAAAGGTATAACCAAATTATAACTTTTAAAAAAAATTGATTTATTTTGTTTATACTTTTTAAAGATTATAATAAAGTAAATAAAATAAAATATGCTTACTATTCAAGATACTAAATCATTGTTAAAACAATTATATATTCCTTCTATAATACAAAAAAAAATATTAGTATTATTATTAGGCTTTGGAACTCCTACCTCAAATATTATTAAATCTGAATGTTTAAAACTATGTAATATTAATCATTATAATGATAATGACAAAACATTATGGAGACTTAAAATACATAATAATAATTATGAAATTTTAGGTTATAATCCTTCACTAATTAGTATAGCACGATATGAACTGTGTATTTCTGCGGTTAATTCTTTTAAACATTTAAATAATGAAAGATATAATTCTGTGTATAAAAATCCACTTGAAGTATTAACTAAAAATCATCTTTATTCTATGTTTTATAATCTAGATAAATTTAAATATTGCGAATATGGCACACCTACGGCCAATATTATTCGTAAAACATTTGTATAATATTTAAGTATTTCAAATATTATAAACTCTAAAAATGGACTAAAAATCAATCAAAATATTTTTCTTAGTATTTTTTTCTTGTTCCTCCATTTTTCTTAGTATTTTTTTTTGTTCCTTCATTTTTTCTTGGTTTTGGTTTTACCTTATATTCATCTACATCTTCTTCGTCTAACTGAGAAGAAGCATCAGACGAAGTCTCTGAATATGTATCTGAAATATTATCATCTATATCTAATTCCAAACCTTCTGATTTATACATATATAATCCTAAACCTCCAATAGCAAGAAATGTAGTAGCAATTAATAGGGTTTTTAAATCTTCCATAATTATATATTTCTATTCTATAAAATTAATAGTAATTATACACATTTCTTAATATTCTCAACATTCTCTTTAAAGTCTTTTTATTATAATTTTGATGATCATATCCTGTAATTTCATTATCAGATGTAACACTTGATTCTAGTGTTCCAAACGTAATATCATCTGAATCCAAAGGCAAATTACTACAATTATACAAACTATAACTCCACAAATTTGATTTACAAATTACAGTTCTTACAAAATCCATCGTGTCATGCATCGTATCACAATAAAAGGAATACGTTTCCCATGTATTTGGTCTTTTACCTCTAATTACATACAATTCCTCATTCGTATCATAAAAAACATACATTGAAGTATCTAGCTTGAATGTTTCACCATCAAATTCATCAATTCGCAATACTAAGCAATCAGTAGGATAAGCCATCTTAATAATTATATTAATGTTATATATTTAAGTTGATTTGTTAAATATATTACTAAACTAATTTAGAGCAATATGTATTTAAATAATAAGCATTTAAAAATATATTATTATTTACTATAATTAAGTAAAATGATTTTTTTTACACCTTTAGAAACTGGATTCACCGTTTACAGTAAAAGCGGTTGTTCAAATTGTACAAAAGTTAAAAAATTATTACTTGATAAGCAAAGTTTTTTTGTAGATATTAGTTGTGATGAATACTTGCTTGAAGACAAAGAAGAATTTTTATCTTTTATTAAAGAGAAAGCCAATAAAGAATGTAGAATTTTTCCTATGGTCTTTAAGGATCGCAAGTTTATTGGAGGATTTGCTGAAACTCAACTACATTTTGATAAGCTTTTATGTTTTGGTGGTGGTGATTTTTAAATATTATAATAAATTATATAAAAATATATTACTATATTAGCTAATGAATTCAGAAGAAATTATTCAAGAAAATATTAAATTAAAAGAAGAGAATGCTTTATTAAAAGAGAAATTAGAAAAATATATGTCACAGCATAAAAATTATTATGAAAATAATAAAGAAATTATTAATGAAAAAGCCAAACAACGATTAAAAAAATTATCTGAAGAAAATCCTGAAAAAATTAAAGAATATAGAAGAAACGCATATTTAAAAAGAAAAGAGAAATTAAAAAATGAAATTATTTAGGAAATTAAATATCTTTTAAAAGATACTTAAACTTATTTTCTTTAGTTAATATAAAATGGGAAAATTTGATATTAACTCACTTAACAATTTTGTTGCTGAAAATAATTTTGAATTAATAGGAGAATATGAAAAAATTAATCGCGAAAGTATAATTAAAGGTAAATGTAAAACTCTAAATTGTTGTAATGAATTTAGTAAAGTATTTAGAACATTATATGTCAATAAAAGTTTTTATTGTGAAAAATGTACAAATATAAATAAAATTCAAAATATAAAAAATACACATTTAAAAAATTGTGGATACACTAGTAATTTATTATGCCCTTTAAATAAAGAAAAGGTTAAACAAACTAATTTAACAAGATATGGGTATGAATTTCATTTACACAATGAAGATATAAAAAATAAAAGAAATAAAACTTATTTTGAAAAATTCGGAGGTTATCCTTCAACAAATATTAATATAAAAAATAAAATAAAAGAAACTAACTTACAAAAATATGGAGTTGAAAATGTTTTTCAAAATAATGAAATTAAACAAAAAATAAAAGAAACTAATTTACAAAAATATGGTGTTGGGAATATTTTTCAGTCTCCAAAATTTCAAGAAAAAAATAAACAAATTTGTTTAGAAAAATATGGTGTTGAATACCCTATGCAGCATCAAGAAACAAAAGAAAAATTTAAACAAACTTGTTTAAAAAAATATGGTGTAGAATATCCAAATCAAAATGTTGAAATAATGGACAAAAATGCGAAAAAAGCATATAAATTAAAAATATATACATTTCCATCTGGAAGAATAGACAAAATACAAGGTTTTGAAAATTTTGGTTTAGATTTTCTGTTAAATAATGAAAATTTAAACGAAGATGAAATTAAAACTGGTTGTAAAAATGTTCCTACTATTTGGTATAATGATGATACTGGTAAAAAACATAGACATTATGTTGATATTTTTATTCCATCTCAGAATCGTTGTATTGAAATTAAATCTACTTGGACAGCACAGAAAAAACAAGATTCAATATATTTAAAACAAAATGCTGGTAAAGTATTAGGTTATAAATATGAAATTTGGGTTTATGATAGAAAAGGAAATAGAGTTGAAGAATATTTATAGTTTATCTTCCAGTATAAGGGACTCTAGGCACATTATCACCAAGCATATTAGGCTGTGAGACCATGTATAGCCCAGGATATAAAGGTGTTTTATAAAATCCGACCCAATCAGGTTTAACTTGTAGCGGTTCCAAAATGTTCGCACCTCCATCCCCCAAATTGACTAAGAAATAGTTACCTAATATGGTGTCACTTTCTAACACTTGTTTTTGACTTAACCTAGCAAACCATTCATATTTTCTTCTATTTAAAATCTGATCCGCAGGTATCCATATTCCGTATGTTTGAGGATAAATTTTTAAATAATTATTTGACATTAAATCTTCTAATAAAATTGGTTCTTCTTCAACTGATTTAATTCCTACATCTATTCCAGGTATCATATTTATGCGCCCATTTTGGATTTTTTTATTCGCAAATCTATCAAAATCACCCAAAAATTTACTTTGCGCAGTATGATCATTTGATATTATTCGCTGCATAAAATCTATAAACTCTCTTACTGTTTCATTATTTTTAGGAGCGCCGAAAAAATTTAAGTCAGGATAAAAATCATATGTAGCAGAAGTCACATTTTTGTCATTATTTTCACAAAGAAACATTTTCTCTCCTCTAGTCCCTTTTTGATATAATCCAGACAAGTCTTTTAAACATAGAAACGAAATTGGACAGTTTACACCTCCATATTTATAAATTAACTTCATTAATCCTAATTTTCTCATATTTTCTGAAATTGGGTTTGAAATTTTAGACATGTCAATAGACCATCCTGGTAATAATTTCTCAAATGAATTATCATCTATTATACAAATGGTAAAAGATTGATCACAATGTTTCATTATACTTCTTACGGTTAAATACAAATAGGGTTGATTTAACTCAAAAGAACTTCGTGAGCCAAAACTTAACCATTTTCTAGAATTATATTCATAAGGAATATGAATCCATAATATTGGCTTTTTACTCTTACCTAAAGTAACATCATCTAATAAATAATTTTGAATAGCCTCAGAATTATCTTTATTTTCTTCACGCATTAGCTTTTCTTCAAATTTTTTATGTAACATACCTAGAACAATAAGAACAGAAAAAAGTATAATATAATTAGTTATCAACATATATTATACTATTATATTTTATTTGCCTATATACAAAATTTTATTTTATTAGTTTTTAGTTTTTAGTTTTTGATTTTTGTTAGAGAACCCCAAAATTTTGACTGATTTTTATTAGATTCTTCTAATTGTTGTGCTAATTTATATGCTCTATTAGTTGTTTGGATTTCTTCATATTTATTTTTATTATTTAAATACTCTGTTGCTTGAATCTCTGATAACGGCGCATTATCTTGCGAATTTCTATAATTATTAAATTCATTCAAATTTTTAAATTTTTTCACATTATTATAGTCTTCCATCGTAACTGGAATTACTGATTCTACATGTGCCTTTCTTAAATCCTCATATTGTAAACTACTAAATAAATCAGAACTAAAACATTCTGGAGTATCACCTGTTAAATTACTTACTCCATTAAAATTAGAATATAATTCATCTATTCCTTTATGAACTACTAATGATCGCACATGTTGTTTCTTTTTTTCTATTTCTTCACCTAATTGCGTGTATGATATTTTTTTCTCATCATCAATATCTTCATTTGATTTAAGCCAGTCACCATATCCACTTGTTTCTTCTTCGCTCTGTATTTTGTTCTTTTCGAACTGGTCATTAAACCATTTACTAAAATTTTTGCCAGTTTCAATTTTGTTTGTAGAGAGAAACTCATTTAAATGTTTCTTTTTATCTTCTCCTAAAATTGAGTCATCATTTTTTACTTCTTCATAAGTTTTAAAAGTATTATCTTTTGTTGATGTTGATTTAAATTGCCAAATAAAATATATTTTTTTATATGCTTGTGAATAAAAACGAAAATAATCTGGGTGTAGACCTGATTTATCAGGATGGGTTTTTAAAACTATTTTTTTTGCCCTTTTTATGTCTTCTTCATCAAAATTTTTGGGCATCTTAAAAAGATTTAAAATATCATCTAAATCATAATTATTTATATTTAAATCCATTTGTATATTTTATCTAATTACTATTTTTTTAAATATATATTATTTTTTAAATATATATTTAAAAACTTATTTTATATTTTTATATTATTTATTTATTTTCAATTTGCAGTAGTATTTTTTCTTTATTTTATAATTTTAATACAAAAATATGTTCTATAAAACTGATATTTATTATATAATATTATATTATATTATAAATGTCAAAAAATCCAACATGTAGTGGTTTACCTTCAGTAAGCATAGGAATAGGTATTACTAAAACAGCTTTTGAATTTATTTCAGCAACACAAGTTAAACCTTCTTTTGAAAATAATGAATTATATTTTACTAAATCTGCTTTTGTTATTGTTAAAGATTATATTAATAACATAGAAAAATCAGAAAGTACTACAAAAAAAACAAAAAACAACAGTTTTTATGGATTTAGTTTATTGATTAATGAATATAATGTAGATTATCCTTCTGTTATTATATATGGTTATCCACAAATAAACTGGGGTTGTAATGATTGTCAACAAGATAATTATCCACCAATATGTGATTTTGAAAAAAAGAAAAAAAGAGTTTGCGCTAAAGTTAAGACTAAATTCGGGAAAATAACGGTTTGTGAAGATTTGCCTTATTTCGCCCCAACAAAGTGCCTGAATGAAATTATAATTGGTCCTAAAAAAATTGAAGGTGGAACTTTATTTAAAATACCACAACTAGATTTAGCATTTTCGTTTCAACTCATTCCTGAAATTGAGACTCAAACTAAAACAATATTAGCTAGTATATTAGGTGCTGGTGCTACTATTGGAACCGATCCTGAGATTGAGGCTGGCGTAACAAGTTTGTTAAATTTACAAATTTTAAAACTTAAAATAGGTTTAAAAATAAAAATAAAAACATTACGTTTTTACTATGGTGAAGAAGAATTTAGTAGAAAAGGGTTTAATATTAGTAATATAACATTACCTTTAATTCCAACATTTGATGTATTTAATGGTGAACAAATGTTAAATATTGCTGCGGATTCTCAGGGAAATTTATCTGTATATTATTTAATTAAAACATTTTCTGTTTCATTGTATACTGTTTTAGATTCAATAATAGATACGGTTGATAATTCTACACCTGGTGAGGTTCCATCAGTAAATGGATTTACTAACGTAAAAGGTAAAAAATTATTAAGTATTATTATAGGTAATACAGGAAACTTTATTGAAAATATTTTAAAATCAACAAAGATAATTGTAACTATGGGATTATTAGTTTGTCCATTACCAAATCCCGTAGAAGATGTATTTCTTAGTTTTGTTATATCCGCAAGTATATCAAGTAATCCATTTCAAGATTTAAATAAATTAACAATCCCATCTATACCGTCATCATATAACATACCTACTATTCCTAATAATGATTATGTATCAGATGGTGATACTCAAAACTTAAATAAACTAAATCAAATAGTAATACAACCTGCTATCAAAAAAGTAACAAACCAAATAGATAACATCGCAGATTATGTAAAAAACACCCTTGAAAAAATTAACATATCTGTTGGGGTTGAACTTCCTATACCATTAATACTAAAATCCGTACCTATTGTACCAGTTGCTTAAATATAAATATAAATATAAATAAAATTAACAATTTGGACATGGTTTAGTATTATTATTAAAATATTCTATTATAATTTTATTATTATTATTAAACATAATATTTTTTGGTATATTACTATTTATATTTGATACATTTGATCCATTTTTTTGTGAATTAATTACTTCATTCATATTATTCATTTGATTTACACGATTTATAGATTTTGTTTGATCGCATGATTGACAATTACCTGAATTATTTTGGTTGTTTTGTTTGTGTGGTTTAAACATTTTATAATTAATCATTTCTATATAATATAGAAAACAAAAAAACAAAAAAACAAAAAAACAAAAAAAACAAAAAATATAATAAATAATAAAATATTTTATTATTTATTATTTATTATTTATTCCATTAGATTTATTATACAAATAAATACATTATCTTTAAGGTGGGGTATAAATTGGTGTTTGAATTGATGTTTTACTATCAGCACGAACAGCATTTCCTGGTCCAGGATTGTTGTATGTACCACTATAAAGATTTGTTCCTAATCCAAATCCTATAGCATTTACTGAAGTATTACAACTCCAGTTCATTTTTGTATTAAGATTATTAAATATAGTTGCGCCGTTAAACATATAAGACATATTTATTACATTTGAAACATTCCAACTACTAATATCTTGATTAAATTTAATCGCGCTAGTAAACATATTTGCCATATCTGTTACACTTGAAACATTCCAACTACTAATGTCTGAATTAAATACAGTCGCATAAAAAAACATATTTGACATATTTGTCACACTTGACACATTCCAAGTGCCAATATTTTGATTAAATTTACTTGCTTCATAAAACATTTGAGACATATCTGTTACATTTGAAACATTCCAACTACTAATACTTTCATTAAATTCAAAGCATGCACGAAACATAATAGACATATTTGTTACTTTTGAAACATTCCAATTGTTAAGATTTTGATTAAATTTATTTGCCTTGAAAAACATATACGACATATCTGTTACATTTGAAACATTCCAACTACTAATATCTTGATTAAATATAATTGCGCCGTTAAACATGTTAGACATATTTGTTACACCTGAAACATTCCAACTACTAATAATTTGATTAAATTTTGTTGCGCTGGCAAACATACTTGACATATTTATTACACCTGAAACATTCCAACTACTAATACTTTGATTAAAATTTGTTGCGCTGGCAAACATACTTGACATATTTATTACATTTGTCATGTCCCAAGAATTAATATTTGAATTAAAATTAGTACAACCATAAAACATTTCGGATAAAGAAGTTCTTGGTAAAAATGTAGGTATGTCTGACGCGCTTATTACTAAATTAGGCAAATTTTTAAATTGTTGTCCTATATTTGAAAAAGGTATATTTCCAAATTGTAATATAGTTACATTATTACTACCATAGTAACCAGATACATTTTTAAAAGAGAACCCATCATTGCCTAACAAAAACTTATACTCAAATGAAATTGTAACTTTTGTTGTATTTACTGATATAATTTCAACATTTGCGTTTAAAAGTATAAAAGAATTTGAATCAATTACTGGTAATTTATCTAATTCAAAATCTTCTAAACCTCTATTATCAAAACTGTAAATAAACTCTCCTTGAATTAATGGTAATGAGCTTTGAATCAAAGATAATTTATACGTTGGTGTTTGAATAGATGTTAATCCATTAGAACGAACACCAGTTCCAGGATTTTTATTATAAAATCCACCTTCTCCATAAAGTTTGGAGTAATTACCAAAATCATCAGCACTTAATTCAAGATTACAACTCCAATTCATTGGTTTACGTGCGTTATTAAATAATTTTGCTTCATAAAACATTTGTGCCATACCCCGTACATTTAAAACATTCCATTTGCTAATATCTTGATTAAATGCTATCGCATTGTTAAACATCCTTGCCATATTTGTTACTTTTGAAGTATTCCAATTACCAATATTTTGATTGAATTCTTTTGTCCTTAAAAATGTTTCATACATAACAGTTACATTTGAAACGTCCCAATTACTAATATCTGAATTAAATACATATGCATCACTAAACATACCTTGCATATTTGTTACATTTGAAATATCCCAATTGCTAATATTTTGATTAAACACATGTGCTCCAGCAAACGCATACGCCATATTTGTTACATTTGAAACATCCCATCCACTAATGTCTTTATTGAAAAAACTACAAGAGGTAAATATACCTGCCATATTTGTTACATTTGAAACAACCCAACCAGATATATCAGAGTTAAAATTATAGCAATTAGTAAATGTATTAGCAAATGAAGTATTTGTCAAGATTAATGGATAATCACTAGCGGATATTACTAAATTTGAAAGACCGCCAAATTGCGACCCTGAAACTGATAAAGATATTCCTCCAAATTTTAAAATAGTTATATTACTACTATTCATATAATAATTATAAACTTTTGAGAAAGATAATCCATCTTCACCTAAAATTGATGTATATTTAAATGAAATTGTAACTTTTTTTACATGAGTTGAAATAGTTTCAACATTTGCGTTTAAAATATTAAAAGAGCTAAAATCAATTATAGGCAATTTGGTTAGATCGAATGCTCCTAAATTGCGTGTATTAAAAGTATAAATAAATTCTCCTATTGTTGGTATTGGTGTGTAATTTAATGTATAAATAGGAGTTTGAATTGATGATATGCCATTATTACGAATAGCATTTCCAGGATTTATATTATAAGCTGCGGCATTTCCAAAAACACCACTTCCATAAAGTTTAGAACTATTTCCGAAACCGTTTGCGGATAGATTAATATTACACTCCCAATTTAGTGGGTTACGTTTATTATTAAATTCTGACGCACGAAAAAACATATAATCCATATGAGTTACATTTGAAACATTCCAATTACTAATATCTTGATCAAATTTTGACGCATCAGCAAACATATATACCATTTTTTTTACATTTGTTGTTTTCCAATTATTTAAAGGCATATTAAATTTTTTCGCAAGATTAAATGTAGAGCTCATATCTATTACATTTGTTGTATTCCAATTATTTATATTAGAATTAAAATTAGCAGATTCAGAAAACATTTCCTCAAAAGAAGTATTCGGTAAAATAACTGGATCATCCGTAGCTGTTATTATTAAATTTGATAATTTTTTAAATTGACGTCCTTCATATGATAAAGGTATACCACCAAATTTTATTATATTTACATCATTATTACCATAATAGCTTTGAACATTTTTAAAAGTTAACCCATCAATACCTAGAATTGATTTATACTCAAACGAAACAGTAACTTTTGTTGTATTAATTAAAACTATTTCAATATTAGCATTTAAAACTACAAAAGAATTTTCATTAACGATTGGTAATTTATCTAAATTAAAATTAGCCAAATTTCTATTATCAAAACTGTAAATAAATACTCCTTTTATTGTTTGAGAAAAACTTAACGTATAAATTGGCGTTTGAATTGATGATAATCCGTTGCTACGAATCGCATTTCCAGGATCTATATCGTAACTTATATTACTATTTCCATAAAGCTTAGAACCATCTCCAAATTTTGATGATAATAAATTACTATTACAATTCCAATACATTAATTTATTTTTATTATTGAACTCGCTTGCCGAATAAAACATTTTATACATACTTGTTACTTTTAAAACATCCCATTTGCTTATGTCTTGATTAAAAATAATGGCATTCATAAACATTCCTTCCATATTTGTTACATTTGAAGTATTCCAATTATTTAAAGGTTTATTAAATGAAATTGCGTTTGAAAAGGCATAAAACATATTTGTTACATTTTTTGTATTCCAACTATCTATATTAGAATTAAAATTATCGCAATTTGAAAATATTCGGATAAATGAAGTTTTAGATGGAATTTCTGGTACGTCTTCTTCATATTGTTCATCTATTAATAAATTCGGTAAATTATAAAATTGATATCCTGAATTTGATAATGATATACCTCCAAATCTCTTTATAGTTACTCTATTACTTCCATAATAACTATTAACATTTTTAAAGGATAATCCATCTTCACCAAGCATTCTTATATACTCAAATGAAACTGTTACTTCTGTTGTATTGTTTGAAATTATTTCAACATATGTATTTAAAACTGTAAAAGATGTATTTAAATTAATTATTGGTAGTTTTGAATTATCAAATGTTGCTAAATTTGTATTATCAAACCTATAAATAAAAACTCCACTTATTGTTGTCGGCGCGGTTATTGTTGTTGGATCCGTTGGCGCAACTACTAATTCTTGAGTTGAATCTACATATTGTGGAATAATATTTATTTTAACAATAAGCATAGAAATGTACATGCCATCATCTATATTACTATAACTATCTAAATATTTATGACCTTTAAAATAATTTACAAAAAATAAAGGAGTATTCAACACATTATTAGGAGTTATTTGAGGTGTATTAATACTTATACTTAAAATATCATTTTCCTGAAATATATAAGAGTCATCCGTTCCTCCGATAATATTATAAATATTACGAATAAAAGGTATTTTTGTTTCTATTAAATAGTTAAAAGGTGTTTCTTTCATTGATAGATTATAGTTTGTTTCAATTATTAAAGGATTTAATAAAATATTATGAGAACGCCATATCTCAAAAAAAAGTGGGGTATGATTTAATTTATCAAATGTAATTGATGAATCTACTATTTTTTTAAAACTGTTAAAAATATTTTCATTTTGAAAAATAATATTTAAATTATTTTTAAACTCTTGTATATTTCTTTTATTCAAATTGAATGTATTTAATGTTATATTTCCCAAACTTGTTGAATCAAATAATACTATATCAGTATTTATATCAATTTGTTCTGTAAATATATTATTTAAATTAAAAGGTCCCCATTCAGTTTGATCTACGATTTTTAATGTCTGTGTACTTTTATAAGATATAATGTCATTACAACCTGCTATTTCAAATATTGGCATTGGCTTAATAAAAATTGTATTTAGTTGAGTTTCATATATCAAATAGTTTTGTAAATAAATTTTTTCATAATTATTCTCAATATTTATTATTTTGTAAATATTTTTATTAAATATAACAAATTCATTTACTTGTATTCCATCTGAAATAATATTTGGTAAAATATTTATTGTTATTATTATAGGACTATAATAATTTAACAATCCGTTATAATTTAGATATTTATTTCCTTTAAAATAACCTACATATATAATTGGATTGTTTAAAATATCAGAAGACACTATTTTTGCAGTATAAAAATCTAAATCAATACTAAAATTTTCATTTGAAATAATATCATAATTAGCATCAAAAATATCTCTTGATAAATTATTAATAGTTTTAACAATATTATAATTAACAGCACTTGATTCATTCATAACTAATCTATATTCAATATCCAAATACATAGGTTTAAGTAAATTGTTATGTGATCTACATAATTCAAAAAATAAGTATGTATGGTTATTTAATAATTCATTTTGTAATTTATTTTGCCAATCGTTAAAAACATTTATATTTTCAAATATAATACAAAAATTATTATCATTAACACTCTTATCTTTAATAGAACGTTCAATATCTTTATTACCACCACCACCACCAGTTCCATTATTTATAGTTGCGAATGTTTCTACAACCTCAGTATTGTGATAGGTCTCAAATATAAGAAGACTATTACTAGTTTGATTAGCTGAATCGGCATAGATTATACTTTGTAAATCCACTTGTGGAGCCACTTGTGAATTCAATTGACTATTTTGTTTAGTAGTAGCTGATATATTAATATTATTAGCTATAGGTGTACTAGGTACTTCTCTAACATTAGATCTAACATTAGAACCGCTTAATTTTGAACGATTATTAATAATAGATTTGTTTTTATTTAATAAATCAAGTGAAGTAAATACAACTATATCATTTTGTTTTACATTAAGTATATCATTTGTAACATTTATATAAATATTGTTATTGTCAGTATTTGTAATAACATCATACATTTGAATTTCTATACTCGTATAATCATCTGTAACTGATAAAACTTTTGCTAATTTATTTTGATAAACAACATAATCATCTATTTTATATTCATAATAAATTATATCTGGAATAATGTTAACATTAATTAAAATAGGACTAAAATAGGGTTCTAACACACCATTAAAACTTGTGGTATATTTGTCTCCACTAAAGTATTCTACATAAATTATTGGTTTATTAATAATATCACTAGGAACAATATCACTAGTTTTAAATGATAATATTAACTCAAATGTTTCCGAACTTTCATATGTATTTAAGTCTGAATAGATTTTTCTTTCAATTTCAACAATTTCATAAATTTTATAAATGTTTGATTCGTTATTATTCATAATTAATTTAACATCTATAGTTTTTTCTATAAAATTTAATTTATTAGAACGATACATCTCCCAAAATATTTTTGTATGTAAATTATTAATGGAGTTGCTAACTAAATTTTTCCATATTAGCCAATAATCATAAGTAGAAAATGTTAAACTCATATTATCTTTAATAGGTTGAAAAACATATGCGCGCGAATCTCCTCCAAAAGTTGAATAGCTCATGATATTTTCTTCATCTTCATCTTCATCTTTATCTTCATTAATAATTAATTCCATAAATGTCCTACGAATAAACATTTTGTTTTTAAAAATAGACCAATCAGTATAATCAATAAGTTTAACGGGACTTAATAAAGAATATAATTTTGTATTTGATTGATTACCTATAATAGGTTCAGCATCATTATTTATTTTTATATAATGCGCATCATCAGATTCCTCAAATAATGTTAAATATGGTTGAATTGTAATTTCTAGATAATCATCGCTCACACTAATAACCTTCCCTAAAATTTTATTTGAAAAAACAAAATCATTAATTTGATATTTTCTATAAATAATATTAGGTATTATTGTAAGATTTATTATTACTGGTGCTAAATAATCTATTGTTAATCCATTAAATGATTTTTTATATCTATTTCCTTTAAAATATTGTAAAATTACAAAATCTGATAATAGATTTTGTGTTATTTCTTCTGTAGTAAAATTTATTTCTATTTCTTCTTCTTCATTTCCTAAAAAATTATTTTCTAATATATTATTATTAATTCCTGCTTCCTCATAACACTCTCTATTTATTGTAATTAATTTATTAATATTATATATTTTATCAACATTATATTCCATTACTAAATTATAAGATACATCTATAGATAAAGATTTAAAATGTTCATCATGAGAACGCCAATATTCAAAAAATAATGGGGTATGATTATTTTTGCCAGATATTGTTTCATTTATTCTACTTCCACCAATTGATTTATTTAATAATATTTTCCATTGTAATAATGAATCATAACTAGTAAATACGATATTTGGGGCATCAGTTAAAAAATTGTCTACTACTGAATTACGTGAATTCCATTGAAAATTTAATAATGTTGTGTTATTTGTATCAATTATATCACTATTGATTAGTAATGCTAATTCACTTTCTTGTATAAATGAACCAGATAATAAGTTTTTATCAATTTTATAATTATAAAATATATAATAATTATATTGCGCGTTTGTTAAATCATTTGGTCTTGTATCAATATAATATGTAAAAATTCTGCTTTCATACCAACAATTATTATCAATAATTATTTGTAAATCTTTTAATTGATTCATAAATGATATCATTAAATTATTTTGTGATAAAGATTGATGTGAATAATAAAATTTTGAATAATATGGTAATAATTTTATTATAGCATCTGTAATACTATATAAAAAAGGAGATAAATATTCTCCTTGATTATTAATTAAAGATTTAGATATTTTATATCCTTCAAATGAGTAATTTCCTATAGGTATTATAGCATAATTAAATTTATATTTACTTGTAAAATGTTGTGTAGAAAATGAATCCCCAAAAATAAAATAATTATCATACATGTATTGTTCATCTAATAAACTTAGTATTTTTGCTGGGCTAGATGAATTCATAATAAACATTGTTTTCAAACTTGAACTAAAAAATCTGTTTGATACTGGATTTTCCAATAATAAGTCTTTCACTATTTGCGGCAATGTAAAATTATCATCTGTAATTTTATATTTTTCTATTGTAATTTTATTATTTTGTAAATTTACAGCAGATTCCAGTTGGTTTCCGTACTCTTCTGAGTATGTATCAGGATTTCCATCCTCATCTTTTTCAGTATAAAAATATACAATTTTTGAAAAAATAGGCAAATTATTATTAAAAGAAGAAATAGGATTATAATATATTGGTAAATTATCAATTGATAAATTATTTAAATTATATAATAAATTATTAACTATATATTGCGTCATTTCTTTATCATTTACTGCTGTGCGAATTATATTAAATGGTAAAACCCCATTATCAAAATACTGGGTTGAATAAGTATTAAATAATAATACATCTGGATGTTCTCTACAAAATGGAACACAATAAGTATATAAACTATATGAACCAATAGTTGGTGAAGCGAAAAATCTATATCCTAAATTATATTTTTCTTCGAGCGTGGTTAATAAATTTTCAAAAAAAAAAATGTCATGTCTTGAAGATGGCGTTTCGTCTTTAATTAACTCAATAAAATTTGAAGCATCTGATGAATTATACGTATTAGGATTTATTAAAATAGCAAGTTTAGACCTATTTTCTGTTTGTTGAAAATACATTTTACCATCAGTTGGATTATAGTAAAGCGTAGAAAAATCAGTTACATCAGAAACACCTACAACATTTAATAATCCATCAGATCCTATATTTTGAAGTAAATCAGATATTTTAGTTTCAACATCACTTGTCGTAGCAAATGATTCAATCTTAGCTTTATCTAAAACGATTGATCCTAATGTTATTGATGCTTTATCAGATGGAATAAATACTTCTGTTGTATCACTGTTTCCTAAAACAATCTGATTATCTTTAGTTATTTTTGATTTATAACCAATCGCGGTTGAATTATTAAGATTATTACTACCGCAATCCGCACTATTTCCTAAAAATGTATTATTATTTCCTACTATATTTGAAATACCTGTTTTGTAACCAAGTGCTGTATTGTTTTTTCCCTTTGTGTCATGTAATGAGCTATCTCCAACTGCTATATTATTTATTCCTGTTGAATTAGGTAATACCGAATATTTTCCATCATTCATGTTGTAACTAACATTTGAATTGTTTATTAAAGCATCAACACCAATAGCTATATTATTTTCAGTGTCAACCTTAGTAGGAGGTATTAAATAAGCGGGAACAGACATTTATATATACACATATACATTATTTTATATTATGTATATTTTATATAATCTGTTTATTATATTTATGCTGTTATTAAATATATTTATACTACATTTACAGAAATTGTATTATAAATTTATTTACATAAATATCATAATTTAATCTTGAATTTAACACAAAATTTAAATGACTATCTAATTTAATTATTAATATCAATATATATTTGAAGTTACTAAATTATATTGTTATTAATACTATTTAACTTAATTTTATATTAACTAGAGTGGATATTTTTTTATTAACGCATCAATATCAACTTTATCATTAGTTAATAAACAATTTATAGTACCTTTGGTGGTTTTAACATTAATTGATTTACAAATAAATTCTACATTTTCAATTGGAGCGGCACTATTTGTACTAACCGCGAAGTATAATATTTTTTCATTAGAAGCAAAAGTCCCCTTGTTAGCCGTTGTATCTATTATTTCTAGTGGGATACTATTATGATCATATGAAAATGGAGGACTATCACTACCATTAATATTCGCACAACAACAATAATTTGTACCACTTGTTAATACTGATTTAGTTTTATTAATCTCGTAGTTTCGTCTTGATTTATACCAGCCAGCAGCATTAGGTGTCAGATCATCTGTTTTAGTATATACCATAATAAACGGTTCACCAAAAATTGCTGTTTTAATCAATTTCATTTCAAAATATATTTGTTTTATATCAGCTAAAGTAATATCAATATTTGGAGTAAAATACCAATTTATTTTGTTGGTTGGTGCAGTATTAGTATTTTTTTTATAATACCATCCATCATATGTTAAATTTCTAGTTGCTGAGTCCATAACTGTAGGATACGCAGAACTTCCAATAACAGAAGAAGTTAAAGGAAGAGTCATAGTTCTGCATAATGAAGATAAATCAGTTGGTCCAGTGTCTCCTTTAGCTCCTGTAGCTCCTGTAGCTCCTGTAGCTCCTGTAGCTCCTGTAACTCCTGTAGCTCCTGTAGCTCCTGTAACTCCAGTAGCTCCTGTAGCTCCTGTAGCTCCTGTAGCTCCTGTAGCTCCTGTAACTCCTGTAGCTCCTGTAGCTCCTGTAACTCCAGTAGCTCCTGTAGCTCCTGTAGCTCCTGTAGCTCCTGTAGCTCCAGTGTCTCCTTTAGCTCCAGTGTCTCCTGTAAAACCTCTTGCCCCTTGATCTCCTTTCGGTCCTTGAACTAGACCAAAATCAACCCAATCATCGTTTTCAAGTGGATTATCCATTCCAGTAACAAATAAATGTAAATTACCAATATACGCATCACCAGCAGATAGGGTTAATTCTGGAATTAAGACTCCCGCAATAGTTATACCATTTTGAATTGGGTCAAATATTGGTAAATTTGCGGAAAGATCATTTAAACATCTTCCTTTAATTTGAATTGAGCCTACACTAACTCCACCAACAGTTGAACCGCCTGGTAAAGCAATACCTCCAGTAGTTTTATCTTGAGACATAGAAACAGTTCCAACGTGAAATGTATCAGCAGAACAAAAAACATCATCAACATAAATAGATTTAAATCTGTAATCAGGTGAACCTATATCAATCTGTGAAGTATTTGTTGGTAATATTGCACCACTAGTGTATACAGTTCCTGTAAAAGTTGGACTAGCTAAATTAGCTTTTAGATTTAAAGCTGTTTGAGTAGCGGTTGAATCAGCTTTTGAATTTAATACACTACTTAAAACTTCTTCTGCCAAAGTAGCTCTAGAAATCTCAGAAGATAAATTAGTAGTTAACACTCCTTCTGCCGAAGTAGCTCTAGAAATTTCAGAAGATAAATTAGTAGTTAAAACTTCTTCTGCCAAAGTAGCTCTAGAAATCTCAGAAGATAAATTAGTAGTTAACACTCCTTCTGCCGAAGTAGCTCTAGAAATTTCAGAAGATAAATTAGTAGTTAACACTCCTTCTGCCGAAGTAGCTCTAGAAATTTCAGAAGATAAATTAGTAGTTAAAACTTCTTCTGCCAAAGTAGCTCTAGAAATCTCAGAAGATAAATTAGTAGTTAACACTCCTTCTGCCGAAGTAGCTCTAGAAATTTCAGAAGATAAATTAGTAGTTAACACTCCTTCTGCCGAAGTAGCTCTAGAAATTTCAGAAGATAAATTAGTAGTTAAAACTCCTTCTGCCGAAGTAGCTCTAGAAATTTCAGAAGATAAATTAGTAGTTAAAACTCCTTCTGCCGAAGTAGCTCTAGAAATTTCAGAAGATAAATTAGCAGTTAAAACTCCTTCTGCCGAAGTAGCTCTATTAACTTCTATTGCTATTGTGTTTATTAAAGTTCCGGCTAAATCAGTGTTATTATTAAGAGAAGTAGCAATTTCACCTAAAGTATTTAACGCTGATCCTGCGGTTCCAACTAAGTTAGAAATTGCTGAATTAACATATGTTTCACTAGCAAATGAATTTATCTTATTTTGGGTTAAACTAGCGGTTCCAATTTGTATTTTCGCATTTGCGGATCCAAGAATTACTTCTTCTATTTCACTATTTCCTAAAACAATCTGATTTGATCCTGTTATTTTTGATTTATAACCTATCGCAGTTGAATTATTAAGATTATTACCAGCGCAATCCGCACTATTACCTAAAAAGGTATTGTTGTTTCCTACTATATTTGAAACACCTGTTTTGTAACCAAGAGCTGTATTGTTTTTCCCCTTTGTATCCTGTAATGCGCTATCGCCAACTGCTGTATTGTTTACTCCTGTTGAATTTGGCAATGTTGAATAGCTTCCATCATTCATATTGTAACTAACATTTGAATTGTTTAATAAAGCATTAACACCAATTGCTATATTATTTTCAGTGTCAACCTTAGTAGGAGGTACTAAATAAGCGGGAACAGAACTAGAACTAGATTGTAAACCTAAACCAGAGTCAGATTGTACAACTAAACCAGACATTATAAATATAACATAGAAAAATATTTTGGAAATATATTTGTTTATTATATTTACTTAAATATGTATCAGAATTAATAGATTCGGAATGTGAATTTAATGCGAAATTTTGAATAATTATGTAATGGAATTCATAATAATCAATATATATTTGAAGTTACTAAACTATGTTTAAAAACAAACCTTGCTAGATCTTTATAAAATTATTTCATTACATTACGAGTGTAAAGATATAAAAAAATTTTTACTCATTATAATAGTTATTTATATTTAAGTTTTAAGATTATTAAAATACTTTTAAATATTTAAAGTATTTTAATATATATTTGATTTTAATATATGTTTAATTTTAGTATGTTATTTGTTACCAATTACTCCTTGGTTTATTTTCTGGTGTTAATGCTGAATTAGTTGAAAAATTTGTTGGTGTTCCTGTAAAAGATATTATCCAATTCATGGGTTGTGTAATTCCATAAGCTGCTTCACCATTATTAAAGTTTGTAGCACCAGAAAAGAAATAATTCATATCAACTACCTTACTTGTGTTCCAATAATTATTTGAAGCATCATAAGATATTTTTTGATTAAAATTTAAAGCATTTAGAAACATACCACTCATACTAATTACCTTACTTGTATTCCAACTACCAATAGGTTTATTAAATGAAGCAAATTGAAACATACCTGTCATATAAATTACACTACTAGTATTCCAATTTCCAATATTTTGATCAAATTTTGAAGCATTTGAAAACATACCTGACATATAAATTACACTACTTGTATTCCAATAATTATTTGAAGCATCATAAGATATGTTTTGATTAAATTTTGAAGTACCACGAAACATATTTTCCATATTAGTTACATTACTTGTATTCCATCTACTAATATCTGAATTAAAATTTGTAGCATTATGAAACATATTACTCATTGAAGTAGTTGTTAATACAACTGGGGATTTTGTATCTTCTATAGTTAAATTCGTAAGACCAAAAAATTGTGATCCACCACGTGATAATGGAATGTTACCAAAATTGATTATTTTTAAATTTCTATTCTTATAGAAATTTGATATAATGGTATTATTATCATAAAAAGATATTCCATCATTTGTTGTTCCATTATCAACGAAAGTAGTTTTTTTTATGTTAACAGTAGTAGTAGTACCTTCAGTATTTAGTGTATAACTATAAGTTATATTAGAGGTTTTGATAATTGGAATATAACTAGCAATATAACTTTCTGTTATAGTTAATCCTGTAGAATTAAATGAATAAATAAAATTGTCTAGTCAAGAAGTCACCTTATTCCATGTTGAACCATTAAATATAAATGAAGCATATGTATATTCATTATACATATGATACATAAAATTATTTTTGAAAATATATTTGTTTATTATATTTACTTAAAGATGTATCAGAATATAAAATAAACAACTAACTAATGGATCTTGAATCAGAATTTAATGCGAAATTTGAACAATTATGTAATGGAATTCCGAATAATCAATATATATTTGAAGTTACAAAATTATGCGGTCATGGACAATTTTTAACTATGTTTAAAAAACAAACCTTGTTAGATCTTTATAAAATTATTTCATTACATTATGAATGTAAAGATATCAAAAAATTATTTTTTATTAATAGTTGCACTAATGAAAAAATTAATATTCCAATCACAGCCGAAATCACTATTCGTGATTTTTTGTTTAGTCACAATTCGGGGTCAGCACAAATTATTAAACCTGTATATCCTATGCCATGTAAAATAGTTTATCGCATTTACTTTGATGATGGTCATACACATGGAAACACTGCGTGTGAGATGACAACATTTTTATAAAAAATAAAATTGAATAAATAATAAATAATATATTCTTTATTAAAATAATAAATAAAGAATATGTTATCTCAAAAATATAAACCAACTGATATTAATTCTATTGTTGGAAATAAAATTAATATAAATAATATTCATCAATGGATTACTAATTGGACACCACTAAATAAAAAAAAATGTTTACTTATTTCCGGAAACAGCGGCATTGGAAAAACACTTTCTATTGAAATTATTTTAAAAAGTCTAAATTATAATATTGTTGAACTTAACTCTGACGATGAACGTGACAAAGAATATATTAAAACTAGCATAAAACCTATTTTACAAGTTTCCAAAACTGTGTTCGGTAAGAAAAACGCATTAGTTGTAAATGATTTGGACTGCTTGAGTGATCATGGTTTTATATCTGCTTTAATTGATTGTATAAAAGAAACAAAAATTCCAATTATTTGTACTTGTAATGACAGATATAATCAAGCATTTAAAACATTTGCTACATATTGTGAAGATATCAAGTTTAAAAATCCAAGCACGAATGATATATATAAATTTATTAATCCGATTTATAAAAAAGAAAAAATTATGATTTCTGAAATAAATGCTAGAATACTTATTGAGAATTCCAATAATGATATTAGAAACATATTAAATAATTTACAACTTTACAATCATAATAATAATAATCATAATTCAGAAATAAAATCTAATAAAGATAGCACCCAAATAGGAATCTTTGATATGGCAAATATTATGATGTCACAAACAAGCGATTTTGACAAAAAATACAAAACATTTTGGCTGGATTCAGATTTAGTTCCTTTAATGATTCATGAAAACTATATTGGCAATAATATTGGTCATAGTCATAGTCAAAATCAAAATAGTATATTTAATGCGGCAAATTGTTTAAGTGATATTAATCTTTTTGAAACTAATATTGAAGCCACTAATTGGGAACTTATGCCATATATTGCGATAAATTGTATTAGTGCTACATCCAATTGTCATACCAAAACTCAAACTAAATTTCCAACCTTCTTATCTAAAACCTCTTCCAAAAGTAAAAAAAAGAGAGAACTTCAAGAACTTTCAAATAAATTTGGTCAATTTAAAATTAATTCAAGTATTTTTAGAGTTGATTATTTAAATAATATATTAATAACATTATTTGAAAGCTTATTTAACGATAAAACTAAAGGTAAAATCGTTAAATTTGTGGTGAAGTGTTTGGATCTTGGTTTAAATAAAGAAGATGTTCAAGAAAATTTATTTAATTTGATTGTTAATTGTGGGGATTATGATAAGTATAATTATAAAACAATAGAAACTAAAACAAAAAATGAGATTGTTAAAGGTTTTGCTAGAATTGAATAATAAATTTCTTTAAAGTACTTCATTATAATAATCAGTTTTTTTTTCATCTTCAAGCCCTCTTAAATTAACTTCTAATCTGTATACTTCCTTGTATAATCCAAATAAACCCGTAACAGGATTTAGATAAGCAATCGCAGAAAAAATACCCCAAGCTAATTTATCTAAATAAAAAGGGTGTTTTGCTTTTTCATGATGTTTATATAATTTATTGTGTGAATAATTATAATCATATGAATTAAGACCACGTTTAAATCCTAATGCGGGCCACCCACATACCATTGTAATCGCAGCTATACTTTTAATTTTATTATTCATATTATTCATTTGATAATTTATATTAAAGAGACTTCTTTGAATTGTTTTGCTATATTATATTTCTTATTTATTGTTTCTTATTTGCGTTGGAATTGGATTAACTTTATTTGCCTCAATTAAATGATAACCACATCGTTTAAAAAAGGCATCTAATGCCATTGGATCAGCACCTGTAACCATATCATCAGGAATGTATGTACTATTTCCTTTTTTATAACAAAGTAAAACTGGAATACCATTTACCATTTTTTTACTTTTTAAAAGAGCATAAAAATCAAAACTTACATCTACATCAATGTCGCCGCATACAACATTATCTGGCGAACTAGCAAAAAAAGCATGAACTATATGCTCTATTTTTTTACATGGTCCGCACCATGAGGCGCCGAGTTTTAGAATTATTAGCCCAGGATTATGACCGAGTAAATGAAAAAATGCGTCTCTATTAGCAATTTCGCTAATTATTTTTTTACTCATTATAATAGTTATTTATATTTAAGTTTTAAGTTTAAAAAATATTAAAAGTATTTTAATATTTATTTAATTATTTATTATTCTTATCTATTGTAATTGTTTTGGCTATTTTTGAAATTATTTTATCTGCTTTTTCATCGTCGTTATCTCCTGAACCTCCCATGGCTTCTATTACAATATGGTTATACTGATCACTCTTTTTTGACTCACTATAAATACAATCCGGATATTTTTTCCTCCATTCTGGAAGAGCACAAATGTTTTTATGCGCAATAGACTTGATTGCCTTCTTTAATTTATTATTATTATCGTCTTCCTTTGCCCATACGTTTGCGTCTTTTACAAACAATGATGACCTTTTTAAATCATTACAATGGACTGGCCTCATATTCTCATCTAAGGCATTTAGATTCTTAATTATTAGCTTAGACATTCCATTAACGAATCCTAGCTCTCCAATGCTTTCAATATCAGATAACGAGATCTTAATAGAATCAACAAAATCCATTATATTCATCGCATCCTTACATGTTTCGTTTAAAAATACTTGAAGGTTAAAGGTTTTATTATTTGAATTATTAATGTTATTTGAATTATTGATATGTGTTATGCTATTATTTTTGGACATTTCCATAATTATTTTGTTTTGTTCGAGTAATAAATCCTTAAACTCTTGGTTTTGATGAATAATATTTAACACTAGTTCAGGAGTTATATTATTATTTATTTCAGTTTGCTTATCGTCTGAGCTAGATTCAACCTTTTCTTTTTCTTTTTCTAAAATACATTTTTTATTATGTCTCCATAATCCAGAACGGTCATTAAAATATTTTTCACATTTTTCACACGTATATTTTGAGCATAATTTGAGCATAATTTGGTTGCCATTTGTTGATTTTATATGTTTAGCACTTAAAATATGTTTATCATAACTACTTTTCTTACTTGTATTGTAGTCGCATTTTTTACAGTAAAAAGCCGAGCATAATTTGAGCATAATTTTGTTGTCATTTGTTGCCATATATAAGCAATATATAAATATTCCTAAATACTTTTAAAATTAAATATTGAAAATTATGCTAACAAAATAAAATATTATTAAAAAGTCATGAGACCTTAAAAATAATTTATGCAGCAAATTCATGTTTTTTCCAAAAGTCTTAAGGCCCTTTTGAAAAATGGACATTTATAAATGTCCAAAAACGATTTGACCTTTTACTTTCCCCGACACTTTTTTGCAATCTTAGAATATATATTGGAAAAGTAACTTAAAGAAAAAAAATATATATATATTTTGCCAAAGTGACTTAAAGAAACTGAAATAATTTTGTATTACATATATTTTCCAAATAATTGGAATATTTTGGATCCACATAAAATTTCTTCATTGTTAATAACATTATCATAATATTGATCAATTAATTCTAATAACATAGTATACAACTCTTTATCATTTGGAATATATTTAAACATAATTTTAACTTGATCTCTATCAAAACATTTTAAATATTCTATTGCCATTTCTTTTATTTCTTTGAAATAAAGATGATGATCAGAATGAGTTCGCATAAATTTAATTATTTCTTTTCCTTCTCTTCTACTTATAGTTATATGTTTACAACTACCCAAAACTGATTGCTTTGGATTTAAATCAGGTTTTTCAGTCTCTAAAATAGGAGTAGGAGTTGGGTTTGGGTTTGTAATAGGAGTTGTAGGAGTTGGGTTTGTAATAGGAGTTGTAGGAGTTGGGTTTGTAATAGGAGTTGTAGGAGTTGGGTTTGTAATAGGAGTTGTAATAGGTGGTGTAGGAGTTGGGCTAACAGCAAGATGTATAGTAATAGGAGGAGTAGGAGTTGGGGTTGGGGTTGGAATAGGAGTTGTAATAGGAGGTGTAGGAGTTGGGTCAGCAGCTCTAGCAGCAAGAGGTCTAGTAATAGGAGGTGTAGGAGTTGGTCTAGGAGTTGGGATAGCAGGCGCAGGAATAGGCGCAGACGGTCTTACCCTAGGCTCAGGATTCTTAATTTTAGTGGGCAACCTAGAATCTGGCACAATAATATTATTTCTTCTAGCAACTTCATACAATTTTAAATTTGCGGGTGATGCGGTGTCTCCACTTAATTTAGAACGTATTTTTGTTATTAACATTCTTACTAACACACATAAATCATTTTTTTGTTCATTTGAAATGTTTTTATTCCATGTTAACCCAAGAGTATTAGCTATTTCTTTTGACACAAATGAAATTTCTATCTCTGTAAAATTAGATGATCCATTTGTTGCGTCAACATCCCAATCTCCATAACATCTACCTTCTCTAAATAATCTTGATCTACCTTTTGGATATCTACTTTGATTCAACTCTTTATTATTTGTATTAAGATCTGGATGATACATCATAAATGTACCTGTACAAATTAAACACGCCTTTTCTGATTCCGAAATTGAATTAATAAATTTCCAATTCTCTTTTTTTACCTTTGGTTTAGTTATATTAATTAAACCATATTTTATACATTCATTTTCAGATAATTTATTTAATTTTCTAGTTTCTTTATTAAACTTATGAAGAACAATATTGCCATCATCATCTAATTCTTCTATTATAAATTCTTCCGCAACAATATTTGTTTCTGTTTTTTGAATTTTATATAATTTAATAATACTATTAAAAGGACCACATTGAGGTTCTAAGAAATAATTCTTTTGCGGTTGTACTCTTTCCCCATTAACAGTAATATTAATATTATTAGAACGAATAATTTTAGAATAACACTCAGAGATAGAGCTTATTAGATCACGGCATATTCTATCAAGACTAGTTGTTTCATACATATTTTTATGAATATCTTCAAATAATAATGTTGAACCATATTGAAATGGATGAAAATGCGAATATTCTTGTTCTGTAATTTCAAATTTTGCTGGATCAAATGAAAATCTAGATTCTTTAACATTTTCCATTTGAATAAAATCCATTATTATTTTCCAATATTTATTACCAACTCTGGTATAAACAGTAAATTTATTACACGTTGAAATAGCGCCTGCTTTCATACCAATACCAAATTGTGATGTTTGATTATCATCATCTTGTCCAGGTCTAATATGTGTCATATTAAAAGGATTTTCTACTCCATCTTTATCAATATTTACAAACCCATTTTTATAATCGTCAGAAATTGACATTCTATTAAGAATTCCATCTTCTACCATTACATTTATTCCAATGTTATTACATAATAAAATAACATTATCTAAGAATTCTTTTTTTGATTTTTTCAAGGTATAATCTGACTGTTTATATTTTCTTCTTTCGCCTTTAAAATGCGTACCACCGACATTCATGTATCCTTTTCTCTTACGCATCTGATCATATTCTTCCATAGCTTCATAATATTTTTCTTCAATACTTTGTTCATTGTTTGAAGATTCAGACATTTCGAATTTAGAATTCATTTTAGATTTTAGATTTATTAATTATAATTATATATTTAATAAATTTTCATTTCAATTTTTTTTTATAATAATTATTCTTATAAATTATTTTATCAATTACTTTATTATTATTATTTATTTTATTTCAATGTAAAAAATTATGTATTACCAATTAGATTTTGGTTTATTTGCGTTTTGTAATGCTGAAAGATATGAAAAATATTCTGGTATTCCTGAAAAAGATATTATCCAATTCATTTTTTGTGTAACTTCACCTGCGGCTTGACCATTATTAAAAACTGTAGCAAACAAAAACATACCAGTCATATCAGTTACTTTACTCGTATTCCAATTACCAATATTTTTATTAAAAGCTCTAGCATACAGAAACATTTGAGACATATTAGTTACATTAGTTGTATTCCAACCACCGATATCTTTATTAAAATTACTAGCATAACTAAACATAAAACTCATATCAATTACATTACTTGTATTCCATCTACTAATATCTGAATTAAAATTTGCAGCACCTTGAAACATAGCAGCCATTGAAGTTTTTGATAACACAAGTGGGGTTCTTGTATCTTGTATAGTTAATTTGCTAAGACTAGAAAATTGTGAACTACCACGTGATAATGGAATCTTACCAAAATTGGTTATTCTTAAATTTGTAGTATTATTATTATAGAATCCTCCTACACGTTGGAAAGACAATCCATCATTTTTTGCTTCAATACCATTAATAAGTGTATACGTAATTGTAACAGTTACAGTACTACCAGAATAGCTTAGTGTACGAGTATATCTTATCTTATCAGAATCGGTAATAATTGGAATATAAGTAGCATTAGCAATATCAGCTATTGGTGTTGAACCTGTGTAATCAAATGAATAAATGAAATCAAACGTCTCGTAAAATTGCGGTTTATTTGCCTCTGTTAATGCTGAACCATTTGAAAAGTTTTCTGGTGTTCCTATAAAAGATATTGTCCAATTCATTGGTACACCACCATTATTAAAAACTGTGGCACCTTCAAACATATTATTCATATTATTTTTATCAGTTACACTACTTGTATTCCAACTATTCAAACTTGAACCAAGATTATTAAAATTTGTAGCACCAATAAACATATTACTCATATTAGTTACATTACTTGTATTCCAACCACTAATATCTTGATTAAAAGCTGAAGCATTAACAAACATATAACTCATATCAGTTACATTACTTGTATTCCAACCACTAATATCTTGATTAAAAGCTGAAGCACCAAACATATAACGCATATCAGTTACAAGACTTGTATTCCAACGACTAATATCTTTATCAAAAATTGAAGCATTAAGAAACATAGCACCCATATTAGTTACATTACTTGTATTCCAACGGCTAATATCTGAATTAAAATTTGTAGCATTTCTAAACATTCTATACATTGAAGTATTTGTTAATATATTTGGAGATCTTGTATCTTGTATAGCTAATTTCGTAAGACCCAAAAATTGTGATCCACCACGTGATAATGGAATCTTACCAAAATTGATTATTTTTAAATTTGTAACATTAGTACCATTATAGAAAGCAGCTACATTTTGAAAAGACAATCCATCATTTGTTGCTTCAATACCATTAATAAGTGTAGGTGTAATTGTAACAGTTACAGTACTACCAGAATAGCTTAGTGTACGAGTATATCTTATCTTATCAGAATCGTTAATAATTGGAATATAAGTAACATTATCAATATCAGCTATTGAGGTTGATCCTATGTAATCAAATGAATACTTGAAATCAAATGTTTCATAAAATTGCGGTTTATTTGCGTTTTCTAATGCTGAGCTATTTGAAAAACTCGCTGGTGTTCCTATAAAAGATATTGTCCAATTCATTTTTTGTATAGTTCCACCTTCGGCTTGACCATTATTAAAAACTGTAGCATCATTAAACATATTATTCATATTATTGATATCAGTTACATTACTCGTATTCCAACGGCTAATATCTGAATTAAATTTTGAAGCAACACGAAACATCTGAGACATATTAGTTACATTAGTTATATTCCAACCACTAATATTTGAATTAAAATTAGAAGCAGCATTAAACATATCACTCATATTAGTTACATTACTTGTATTCCAACCACTAATATTTGAATTAAAATTAGAAGCAGCATTAAACATAGCACTCATATTAGTTACATTACTTGTATTCCAACGGCTAATATCTGAATTAAAATTTGTAGCATCCTGAAACATATTAGCCATTGAAGTATTTGATAATACAATTGGGTATCTTGTATCTTGTATAGTTAGATCCCTAAGACGAAATTGTGATCCACCACGTGATAATGGAATCTTACCAAAATTGATTATTTTTAAATTTGTAGTATTAGTATTATAGAAACCTGCTACATTTTTAAAAGACAATCCATCATGCGTTGTTTTATCAATATCATCAGTAAATGTACTTTTTATACTAACAACGTTAGTATTATAATTTATATTAATCCCTTGAAAAGCTGTTGAGTAATAGAGTGATGAATTTGTACCAAGAAATTTAATAGTATTATTACCACTTGTTGTGACATTAAAAGTAGTAGAATAACTAGCCCAATTAGTTGTAGGTGGAGTAACAGAAAAAAATGTTGTCCCATTTAATTGAATACTTATTGGATTTGCTTGAGAAGGCGATGGTCTGCCGCAAGCCATAAAAGATAAAGTATAACTATCAGAATTTAAATTAATTATTTTTTCCATATATGCTGTAGCTTGAATAACAGCTGATTGATTTCCATTAGGATATGGTTTTCGAAATCCCCATTCAGAATTATTTTCTAAAACAACATTATTAAAATTCCAACCTGGTACTGTAGAATTACTTGTAATGTAATTATATGAATTATATGATATTATAGGTTGTGAAAAATTTCCATTTACTATATTTACTATAGCTGATGGTTGAAGTCCGAAAGTATAAGTATAATTTATATTAGAAGTTTTAATAATTGGAATATAATTAGCAATAATATCAGCTATTGGCGTTGAACCTGTGTAATCAAATGAATACTTGAAATCAAATGAATCATAAAATTGCGGTTTATTTGCGTTTTCTAATGCTGTCTGAATTGAAAAGTTTAGTGTTCCCGTAAAAGATATTGTCCAGTTCATGGGTACACCACCATTATTAAAATTTAAAGCATACACAAACATATCTCTCATATTATTTATATTAGTTACATTACTTACATCCCAATCACCAATATTTTGATTAAAAGCTAGAGCATTTTCAAACATTTGTGTCATTCTACTTACATTGCTTGTATCCCATCTACTAATATCTGAATTAAAAGATGAAGCATAAATAAACATACCAGTCATATCAGTTACATTACTTGTATCCCATCTACTAATATCTGAATTAAAAGATGAAGCATTTTGAAACATACAATACATATTAATCACATTACTTGTATTCCAACTACTAATATCTGAATTAAAATTTGTAGCATTTTGAAACATATTAGCCATTGAAGTATCTGATAATACAACTGGGGATCTTGTATCTTGTATAGTTAAATTCGTAAGACCAAAAAATTGTGATCCACGTCGTGATAATGGAATCTTACCAAAATTGATTATTCTTAAATTTGTAGTACTACTATTATAGAAACTGGCTACATTTTGAAAAGACAAACCATCATTTGTTGTTCCGTTATCAGTAAATGTATACGTAATTGTAACAGTTACAGTAGTACCAGAATAGCTTAGCGTACGGCTATAATCTATATTAGAAGTTTTAATAATTGGAATATAAGTAGCATTAGCAATATTAGTTATTGGCGATAAACCCGTGTAATCAAATGAATAAATAAAATTGTCTAGTCAAGAAATAACATTATTCCATGTGGAATTATTGTATATAAATGAAGCATATGTATGTTTTGATAGTGTTATATTACTTGTTCCATATGTTATAGTAATAGAACCAGTACCAGTGTTTACAACATTATAAATTTTATCAGGTATAGGATTAGTTAGTGTATTTAAAATAAAATTAGCTGACTTATATAAATAATGTGCTGATTCACTAGAATTTGCTTTCAATGATATTAAGTTTACTAAAGTTCCAGCTACATCACTATCATTACCAATAATATCAGCAATCTCTTTTAAAGTATTTAAAGTAGCAGGAGCCCCATCAATTAAGCTATCTATTCTATCTTGAATATCGCTTGTAGTAGCAAATGAATTTATCTTATTTTGGGTTAAACTGGCTGTTCCAATTTGTATTTTCGCGTTTGCGGATCCAAGAATTACTTCTTGAATATCACTATTTCCTAAAACAATCTGATTTGATCCTGTTATTTTTGATTTATAACCTATCGCAGTTGAATTATTAAGATTATTAGCATCACAATCCGCATTATTCCCTAAAAAGGTATTGTTATTTCCTACTATGTTTGAAATACCGGTTTTGTAACCAAGTGCTGTATTGTTTTTCCCCTTTGTATCCTGTAATGAGCTATCTCCAACTGCTGTATTGTTTACTCCTGTTAAATTTGGTAATGTTGAATAGCTTCCATCATTCATATTGTAACTAATATTTGGATTGTTCACTAAGGCATTAATACCAATAGCTATATTATTTTCAGTGTCAACCTTAGTAGGAGGTACTAAATAAGCAGGAACAGAAGATCCAGAATTAGACATTATACATATAACATAGAAAAAACCTATGTTTTATTTTTGTATATTTTATTTATTATTTTTATCAATTGTAATTGTTTTGGCTATTTTTGAAATTATTTTATCTGCTTTTTCATCGTCGTTATCTCCAGATCCACCCATGGCTTCTATTACAATATGGTTATACTGATCACTCTTTTTAGACTCACTATAAATACAATCTGGGTATTTTTTCCTCCATTCTGGTAGAGCACAAATGTTTTTATGCGCAATAGACTTGATTGCCTTCTTTAATTTATTATTATTATCGTCTTCCTTTGCCCATACATTTGCGTCTTTAACAAATAAGGATGATCTTTTTAAATCATTACAATGGACTGGTCTCATATTCTCATCTAACGCATTAAGATTCTTAATAATTAGTTTAGACATTCCATTAACAAAGCCAAGTTCTCCAATGCTTTCAATGTCAGACAATGAAATTTTGATTGAATCAACGAAATCCGTAATATTCATTGCATCCTTACAAGTTTCGTTCAAAAATACCTGAAGATTAAAGGTTTTGTTATGTGAATTATTCATATTATTTGTTGTATTATTAATTGTACCATTTTTACAGACCTCTATCATTTGCTTTTGTAATTCATTATTTTGTTGTATTAGCGTAAGAATTAAGTTTTTATCAAATAAATCTATAATTTCATTAGTTTCTTTTATTTCTTCTATTTCTTTACAAATATTTTTTGTGCATCTTTTATTATGTCTCCATAATCCTGAATTGTCTTTATATATTTTCCCACATCTACATTCATAATGGGTTTTTTGGGTAATTTTATTTGAAACCGCTTGATGATTCATTGCTAAATGTTTTTTCGTCTGTAAATGACGAGAATAATCTTTTTTATTAGACGTATTATAGTCACAATTTTTACAAATAAAAATCAGGGGTTTTTCTGGGGCAAAAACATTGCTAATCATTGCTATATATTAGCAATATAAAAAAACCCCTAAATACTTTTTTAATTAAATAATAAAAAATTATGCTAACAAAATTAAAAGTTTTTGAAATGTCGTGAGACGTTAATTTTTAATTATGCAGCAAAATCATGTTTTTTCCAAAAGTCTTAAGGCCCTTTTCAAAAATGGACATTTATAAATGTCCAAAAACGATTTGACCTTTTACTTTCCCCGACACTTTTTTGCAATCTTATAATATATATTGGAAAAGTAACTTAAAGAAACTTAGAATATATATTTTGCCAAAGTAACTTAAAGAACTTATTTATTCTCATTAACGAATTTTTCTAATTCATTAATATCAATATCGGGAAGTTGAACATGTGCCTCCCAAAAATAACGGCAAAAAGCCCAAACAAATTCACAATCCGAATTATACCAGTGATTTTTATTCTCAATAAGTGAATTATACAGTTTTTCAGGGAGTAATTTTAAACTTTGCTTAGGTAATACATATGAAAGCTGTACTAGTTCAGATACTGGGCTTGGTTTTTTATTTTCGATCAAATCAGTTTCAAAATAAGGAATAAAATGGATTAGATCTGAAAAAAGAGGGGGATAATTATAATTATAACACCATCTCCAATCTGGGCAACCAGTAGTATAATACTTCATAGTCCATTCAAGTCCTTCCAAATAGTTGAGACATATTTGTTTTTCTCTCGTTTCATCAATATCAACATCAAATAAACCTTTGTAATAACGCTCATGCCATCCAGACTTGTAAGGATTAATAAACTTCTCTAATTCTCGCTCATAAGTAGGAATAACATCAAACTTTTTAAATACATTTTCTGGAGTATCTGATGGTAAAAAGTTTTTTTCTCTCTTATCTCTTAATTTCATCTCGGATTTAAAATGTGTTTCTTCCAAGTCAGCTAGATATTTTACTAACGTTCTTACATTCTTCCAATAAATAATTTTGCCATTTGTAAGATTTTCATTTGTTAACCCGATTGTAGCTTTGTATGCGTTCAACATTTTATCTACTCCACCAGTTCTAATATTTACTGAAGGAAAGTGTGGCATAAAATCATTACCTAAAAAGAAACACAAAAAAATATAATCGTATACTCTATTTTTTTGTTGTTCAGTTGTAAGCTCTACCCCATTATTCATGTCTAACGTAATAATATTTGCTAACTCTGGGATATCAATAAAGTATGTTTCATTAGGATCAAGCTCAGCATTAATAGTTTTAATAAAATGAGGTGTCTCTCTAAATAAATAAATTTGATTGCTAATAGGTAAGTGATTAATACAAAGCATTATTAAATCCGCATCTAATCCATAAATAATTGTGGAAGAGTCTGTATGATGTTCTGGATAACTTCTAATGAAGTCAAATAACTTATGCTCTCCTTCACCAAATTTATCACTTGTAGAGAGAATAATATTTTTAACATTATATTTTTTTGGATCTGTAAAGTAACCTTTAATTTGAGAGTTTAAGTTAGTCATAAATATCGTACCAGGTGTAATAGCGGTAGTATTCCAAGGATCGGTTTTTGAATCCTTAAAAATAGATTTTGATATTTGATTTTGGTATAATGATTTATATCTTCTCTGTCGTTGTTGTTCCAACTTGGCAACTGGAGCTACACCATCAAATGCGATGAAAATAAATTGGTCAGGCTTAATTAAACCAATATATTCATCAATCTTAAAAATAACGGTTTTAATAATAGTATTTACGTCAGAGTCTGTAAGCTTGGCGAAATCTATTGTATGAACCGCGTCATAAATAATTGAGTTACAATCTAAATAAAGATTATTAATTTTGATTGTATTTTTGTTTAGTTTGCGAATAATATTCGCATGATTTTTTACTATGTATGAAAAAAAACCGCTGATTCCCATTGTAATATATTATTACGTATTATGTGTTTAATATGTTAATATAATATATTATTTTTATACTACATATTTTATAAAATAATTACGTTCATATTTGAAAGACAATCTAAAACATATATATAGATAAATGAATGAAATCGTACAAAATATAGTTATAAAAAAAGAAATTAATTCAAAAAATGAAGATGTAATAATACTAGTAGAGAGAAAAATAGACTTTTTCAAAGATGTAATACAAAAAACAATCCTTCATGTTCAAAAAAACAAAAGTCTAGATATTTTAGGAGTAAGTGATGTTACTGCGTGTATAGAGAGATTAACCGAAATTAATCAAAAAATTAAGAACTTAATTGAGATGAATAATACAAAAACTAATACTGATGTATTAATAAATAATTTACAAATAATAAATAATGAACTATCCAGTTTATTTAAAACTTTTGGAACTGAAAATTTAGAAGACTTGTTATTAATATGCTTTGGGAATAATAATAAAATAACAAATTCAGATCAAGATCATTCAAAATTTGAATTACTTAAAAAGTATTTTCATCCAACAAGCTACAAGGTAACAAATAAAATAGACGCAAATAAATCAAATAAAAAAAAATCAAATGATGAAAATATTGATGAAAAAACAAAAAATTTGGAATGTTTTGATATTTTCAGTAATGTAAAACAGTTTTATTATAAAGTTTATGGTATAAAAATATACATATACAATAATTTATTAAAAAAAGGTTTAATTATTTATGGCATTGTTGATGATGTTATAGTTAGTTTTTTAAAAAATACGTATATTTTAACAATACAAAAAGACATAGCAACAAATTTACCAACCTCAGGTTTTAACGAGGAAAATATGGAATATTTCATGTCATCATTAATTTTAAAGGATTATTTTATATACAACACCTATACTGAAATATTTAATAAATTTGCGGGTTATTCAAGTCAAAATAATAACATCAAACAAAAAACAATATCGCAAATAGTAAAGGATTTTATTTCAAGTGATTTATTTTCAAAAAGAAATACATTAATCCAGCTGCTTATTAGATCAATAAACTATGAAAATCAATATTTGGCTTACTTATTGTACGATATTCTCTCTAACGATTCAAATGGAAATGTAGATACTCAAGAACAAACCATATTATTTGATAGCTTACCCTTAACAATCAAACACTATTTTAGAAATGCTATGAAAAAAACAATACAATACACAAATGATTTGTCCAATTTTGATATAAATAAAATACCATTAGAACAACAGATATGTTTATTAAAAGCGTCGGATAGTGTAAAAGAAAAAGCAATGATGAAATTAAAAGAAGTAAAGGCTAAATCAGAAGATTCTGGATCAAAAGCGCGTCAATATTTAGATGGCTTATTAAAAATTCCATTTAATATTTATAAACGTGAACCAATATTAAAATTGATGGACACAACACGGGATGATTTTAAAGAATTATATAAAAAATACGAAATAAATAAATTATTACCATTAATTCCTAATAAAGCAAAATACACTAGTATTGAAATAATGAAATATATTAAACAAATAAAACAAAAATTTAATAGCAATATTTATGATACAAATTGTATAAATAAAATGAAAAGTATTATTACAGATGGTGATAAAAATCTATTGATTACAAATATAATGAAAATAAATGACACGTTGAATATAAACAAGATTACTAACAATATTATTAACAAGATTAAATATTCAAATAAAAAGAAGAGTGAATTAAAGAATGAAATTGAAAATTTTATTGATTATTGTTATAATAATAATAAAGAATTGTTACCTGTTATAGATAAACTATTTATAAATTTAAAATTAATTAATACTAGCCCAAAAGCAAAATCAATCACAAGTAATATTATAAAAGAAATTGATTTAATTGATAATAATTTAAAAGAAATTGGGACATACATGTGTGAAGTAAAAAAAACCTTAGATAATTCGGTTTACGGTCATAATAAAGCAAAAAGACAAGTAGAACGGGTTATTGCGCAATGGATTAATGGTGATGATAATTCCCATGTATTAGGGTTTGAAGGAAATCCAGGTGTTGGCAAAACAACACTAGCTAAAGGGTTAGCAGATTGTTTAAAGGATGAAAATGGGATTTCTAGACCTTATGCTATTATTCCTTTGGGAGGAGATTCAAGTGCTACAACTTTAGTAGGTCACTCTTACACATATGTAGGTTCAACATTTTCCCATATTATTCAAATTTTGATGGATAAAAAATGTATGAATCCGATTATTATTTTTGATGAAGTTGATAAAATAAGTAAAACTGAACATGGTAAAGAAGTAACTGGAATATTAACTCATTTGTTAGATTCTACCCAAAATAGTGCGTTTCAAGATAAGTATTTTTCAGGAATAGATTTTGATTTGTCTAAGGTACTATTTATTTTATCATATAATGATCCAGAATTAATAGATAAGATTTTACTAGATAGAGTAACTAGGATTAAGTTTGAAAGCTTGTCAATTGAAGATAAAATAATCATATCTAATAATCATTTATTGCCAGATTTATACAAAAAAATTGGATTAGAAGGTACAATATTTTTTCCAGATGATACTATAAAATTTATAATTGAAGAATATACTCTTGAACCAGGTGTAAGAAAACTAAAAGAAAAATTATTTGAAATTGTTGGTGAAATTAATTTAAATATATTTAAGGATTTAAATTATGAGGATGACGTTGAATTGCCAATTCAAATAACGATTGATGATATTAAGAATAAGTATTTTAAAGGCAAAAAAGAAATTATTATTAGAAAAGTCCCCGAAAATAGTATGATTGGTTATGCGAATGGAATGTATGCTACTTCATTAGGAAATGGAGGAACATTACCCATACATGCGAAAATGTTTCCTTCATCCAATTTTTTAGAATTAAAATTAACAGGTTTACAACAAGATGTAATGAAAGAAAGTATGCATATTTCTTTAACTATTGCGTGGAATTTAACTAGCTTAGAGAGAAGAAAGGATCTTAGAAAAATATATGATGGTGAAAATAATAAATATGGTATTAATATTCATCCTGGCGATGGTTCAGTACAAAAAGATGGTCCAAGTGCTGGTATTACAATAACAAGTGTTATTTATAGTTTATTGAATAATATTCCAATAAAACCAAAAATTGGAATGACAGGAGAAATTGAAATTTCAGGTAATGTTTCCGCAATTGGTGGATTAAATTTTAAAATTTTGGGTTCAATAAAAGCAGGTATAAAAGAATTCATTTATCCAAAAGAAAATGAAAAAGATTTTAATGAATTTTATGAAAAATATAAAGATAATAAGATATTAGAAGGTATTATTTTTCATTCTGTAAGTCATATAGACGAAGTTTTAGAATTAATTTTAGAAAAATAATTTACACTAAAGTTATAATAATAATAAAATATTATAAATTATTATTATATGAATCCGAATCCTCAAATAAATCCTAGTAATATTTCAGGTGGAGTATCAAATACCCCATTATTATTTTTTCAGCCATTTAATATTATTATATGGTTAGCATTTTTCTCTCCAATTATACTCAGCATAGTTATGCTTTCATTGTCATTTGTTTTTCAAAATTTTAAAGGTTTTATATTTTTAGGTTACCTTTTAGGAACGTGTTTAATACGAAATTATGTATATGTTCTTAGTGGTTCATTACCATTAAAACCTGACAACACAATATGCACATCAATTCAATACTCTAAGTATGGCAATCCAACTTTTAGTTCGTTTGTGTTTGCGTTCACAATAATGTACATCTCAATGCCTATGTTCTTGAATGGTGAAGTCAATTTTTGGATATTTGGAGGATTATTAGGATATTTCTTTTTAGATATGTTTATTAAAATGTATAAAAAATGTGTAATTAAAACAAGTGATCTATTCTTAAATGTATTGCTTGGTCTAGCATCATCTGCTTTAATAGTTACTCTTATGTATGCTGGTGGTTCTAGCAAGTTTTTATTCTTTAATGAAACTTCTAGTACAAAGGAAGTTTGCTCTGTTGCGAAAAATCAGACATTCCGTTGTAGTTTATTCCAAGGAGGGGAACTCATAAGCAGTATGAACACAACAAATTAAAAAATATTTATAAAATTTACACCATAAATATTTAACCAGTCTACATAAACATTTATTTAAAACAACTTAAATATAACTAATTAATGTATATAAATGGATACTAGTGAAGAAATATATATTCCTATTAAAGATTTTGAAAATTATTCAATAAGTAATTTAGGAAACATAAAAAATAATCAAACTAATAAAAAATTAAAAATACAAAAATCATCAGGATATTCAACAATTGGACTATCCCAAAATAATACAAGAAATTGTTTTCTTATTCATAGACTTGTAGCACAAGCTTTTATACCAAATCCAGAAAATAAATTAACTGTAAATCATATAAATCATGATACACATGATAATAGAGTTATAAATTTGGAATGGAATACTCAAAAAGAACAAAACGAACATAATTATAAAACAGAAACTGAAAAAAGAACAACTTGTAGAGCAAGAAGTTTAATATGTTTTGATAAAGATAATAATCAAAATATAATGGAATTTAGAACAATGTCAGAAGCATCTGAATGGCTTTATAAACAAGGAACTTCTAAAAATATAGAAGCCTGTTTGGCTGGAATAAGACATGCTATAAATAATAGTTGGTTATGTCACGGTTATTATTGGAAATATAATGATTTAGATAATAAAGATTTAGATAATGAAATTTGGAAAGAAATTCCAGAAGAAATTACATTAGGAAAAAATAATTATTTTGTTTCAAATAAAGGAAGATTTAAAAATAACAGAGGAAAAATAATAGATTTAAAAAATAGTCGTCATTATATTACAATATCATTCAGAAATAATGATAAACTTAAAACATATCAGCTTCATAGAATTATAGCTCAATTATTTGTCACAAATTCAGAAAATAAACAATTTGTAAACCATATTGATGGAAATAAAGAAAATAATTGTGCCGAAAATTTAGAATGGGTTACAAAATCAGAAAATACAAAGCACGCTTACGAAAATGGGTTAATAAAAAAAACTACACGTAAAATAAATCAGTACGATAAAGAAGGTAATTTTATAGCACAATTTGAATCTATTAAGAGTGCTGGAATAATACTAAAATTAGATAAATCATCAATCGGACATGTTTGTGCGAAAGATCGTCCAGGTTCAAACACTTGTGGAGGATTTGTATTCAAATATGCTGACAAAGATGTAACTAATTAAATTATTTAAAACTATTAATATTTTGAACAAGCCATCTTTTAAGATCTTTAACAATTAAAGAACGCTGAAATGATTCAGATAACATTTTCATATTACCTTTTGTGTTGTAAATAGAGACAAAATTATTAAAAACATTAATAATATTAAAATTTTGGTAAGCATTCATGTTAGCATAATTATATAATGGTTTTTTCTTTTTAGCATTAACCATATTATGAAATACATAAAGCATACTTTTAAAATCATTTTTAGTAGATATTTGTTGTGGAGTTATTTTTGCTAAAAATTGTGTAGCATGTTGAGAACAATCTGGGCAAGGTAAATATAAACATATTCTTTTAATTAATCCAAAAAGCTGAGGAATTATTCTATTAAAATCATTTTCATTTATTTTTTCAGCTAATGTATGTAAAAGTGTCCAAGTTGGAGGTCCCCAAATTGAAATTGGTGGCATTAATATAACTAATAAATATAATAAATATAAAGATAATTCTCAAATAATATTATATTTGTAATGAAAAAATATAATATTGAAGGAAATATAGATTTTTTTTCTGAATTGTATAAATCTCTAGATGATGAAACTAAATCAGAATCAGAATCAGATATTAATCTTTGTTTAATTACAAATCAACCATTAATTGATAAATTTGTAGAATTAAGTTGTGGACATAAATTTAATTATATTTCAATATACAATGATATATATAATCATAAGAAAAAATTTAATCAAATGGAAGGAAAATCAAGCTCATTACAAGTAAATGAAATAAGATGTCCTTATTGTCGGAAAAAACAAATAGGAGTATTACCTTATTATGAAGAATTAGTAAAAGAAAAAACAAATGGAGTAAATTTTTATGACGAGACTGAAATACAATGTAATAATTGTTCTAATCAAACTTTTTATAATGGTAAATGTGAATTCATAATAACACCTCCACCAAATATTTATATAATTGACAATAGTATAAAACCATATAAATGTTCATCATCATACGTAACAAAATTGGAACATGATAATAAATCATATTGTTATATTCATAATAGATTTATGATCAAAAAATTTGAAAAAGAAAAGAAAGAAAAAGAAAAGAAGATTAAAGAGGAATTAAAACAAAAAAAGAAGGATGAATTGATACAAAAAAAGAATTATAAAGAGGAATTAAAACAAAAAAAGAAGGAGGAATTGATACAAAAAAAGAATTCTAAAAAAGAATTAAAACAAATTGTAATAAATTCTAAACAAAAAATATCAGAAGAAAATAACAGTTTCATTTCATTTTTAAATTATTTTGTAGAAGATGAAAATATTGTTGTATCTTCTAATGTAACAATTAATAAAGGGTGTAGTCAAATAATAAAATCCGGATTAAATAAAGGTAATCAATGTGGGTTGGCAATTCTAAATGATTGTTTATGTAAAAGACATTATAATTTACAAAATAAAATTTAATAATATAAATAATATAAATAATATAAATATTAAATATTTAATAATATAAATATCATATGGAAACTAAAGAACAATTAGTCACTAATATTAAAGAATGGATAAAAATAGACAATGAAATTTCTCAATTAAAATCTGAAATAAAAGAGAGAAACAATAAAAAGAAAAATTTAACAGAAAATTTAGTAGTTACAATGAAAAAAAATCAAATTGATTGTTTTGATATTAATGGAGGTGCTTTAGTTTATAAGCAAAATAAAGTAAAGAAAGCAATTAATGGAAAAAGTTTATTAACAGCATTACAAAATTATTATAAAGATGATGTAAAATCAGCGGAAGAATTAACAAAACATATTTTAGATAGCCGAGAAGAAAAAATTAAAGAAACGATTATACGTAAAGTAGATAAGTAAATAATATTAAAAATAAATATTAAAAATAAATATTAAAAATAAACATTATAACTATAATTATAATTATAATGTTTTCAATAAATGAAAAATGTTTAAACAAAACTGAAAATATGTATGAGCCAAATATATACTATTATAAAGGATTAGATAAATTAGAAAATAATTGTGAGAAATTTGACTATATTTTAAAATCTACTGGAACTACAAATTTTTATATTTGTGGTTATAAAATTAATAATAATGAATTATATCCATTTTTAAATTTTTTATTTAAAAATGATCAAGATAATAATACGTTATCATTTCCATCTATAAAAATGGAAGGTTCTTATCAAACTATTATAGATAAACTAAAAAAGTTATTATATACGATTTTTTTAAATATTGAGTTAGATGATAAATATGAATATAATGGTTATTATTATTACGAAAATAATATATATTTATTTTTTGATTTGACAAATTGTAAAATATGTGTTAATAATACATA